TCACTCGTCTCAAAGTCATTCCCGACCCGCGACACGATATAACCGGCCTGCTGGTTGGTGTCGTATGTGTCCGGCACCTGAACCATATCGCCAATGTTTACCCACTCTCCGTCAGCCATTGCCGTTACCTGCATCGTCATGCGGGAGTAGATAAGGCGCCTGCATTCCCTAAGCGCGCGCTCCGCAGCCTGGAACCTGTTCCTGACGTACAGCATTTCGAACTTCTTCGCCTTGGCCGGCGATCCTTCAATGATGGAATTTCCGGATATCCGGTATCGGACAAAGTCCTGCTTATTGGTGTCCGGGTTGCGATACTGCACTTCAACACCGTCATAGCCGCCAGGGAGCGTCATGTCGTAGGAGAGCGAGTAACCATCTGGTTTGGTATTCGAGCGGTTGAATATCGTGGCCGCAGATGTCTTTTTTCCGTCTCGGGTGAATGACAGCACGCCGTTGTCGTCGTAAACCGAGACGCTGGCAGCGTCACAGATGGTCTCCATGCGTGACCCGAGCGACACATCCTCATCGTCAAAGGTGAAATCGAAATAACCCAGACGCGGGTCGATAGCGTCGATTTGAGCCTGTATCTGGTACAGACCATAAATATCAATGCTAGACTCCGGCTGCTGCCCTACGACCAGCCAGTTAAATAGCGCAATGTCAGCGAATTTACGCGATGGTCTGAGCGTGTAGTCGACCTGCTGCGTCATCATGTTATAGCTGATGACGTGGCGGGTGATCAGCGCGTTGTACTTCCTGTCGCGCCCGCTCGAGGCATTCTCGGTGGCCCGGACTTTTACCATTACCAGCGAATCTTCAGCGTGAACGACGTTTGTCCTGACGTTTACCGCATGAATCTCTTCTACCTGCAGCTTGCTCGCGTCGCTGCTGTTGTCGGTCCTCTGGAATGTAATCGCATAACGCCCAAACCCGCCGGCAGGACTTAGCTTGTCAGTCCGGTTAAACGTCTCCGACATGTAGTCGTGCGGAGTGGTCTGCCGGTACGTAAACGTCTGCTCCGTTCCTGGGATCAGGTTGTTGTCATTGTCCACTTTCCAGAGGTTTACAACCCAGTTCGTTTCGCTGTTCCCGCCGAGCCCGGAGTTAGTATGCAGCCACAGCTGGCTTGATGGTATCGGCGAGAAGAACGGACCGACGATAAGCGCGGCGTTATCGTTCAGAATGAACTTCGTCGTGTTGATTGTTGCATCCTGAATCGGAATGGATGGTCCATTCAGGTTGTCGAAAGTGAACGTGTAGTAATATTTCGGGTTAACAACGGCGCCGTCGTTCGTCTCAGCAAAACTGATTAGACGACCGGAAAGCGTGACATCTTCCGTGCGAGTTCCGCCAGTGATCGGATACGTCACGTTAATAGTGAACGTTACCGGGTGCGGAAAAGTCAGATCGGCGAAGTAGTCGAAGTCAGCCTGTTTAAGGATTTTCATCGCTATCTGGCCGCCAGCATACACGCCGCTGATGACGGTGTTTGCTGTTGCAGTCTCGATCGGGAAATCGTCGCTCTCGTTAAGGCCAGGCACTTCCTGTCCGTCGACATCGTCGAACTGATAACCCTCATTCACCACCGGGATGACATCGCCTGGCTGGTAAATGGTATAGCTGGCACCGGCCATAGAACCAAGATTCGACTCCGAGAAACGAACAGACGTTACATCGTACTTCCCCAGGCCAAACACCATCAGCTCAGTGATGTATTTCAGGTTGCTAATGTATTCAAAGAGCGACTCCTGAGCCAGATCAGGGAAAGAGCGGACCTGGCCGAAATTATCCGGCTTGGCCTCGCCATTGCGCGCAATATTAGTCTGCCCCTTCAGGCTGTTATTAGGTGAGGTCTTGCTGTTCCCGCCGCCGGCGTTCGTGTTTGGCTTCGGCATCAGCGAAGACAAGACTTTTTGAGTGAACTTAATAGGGTTGAAATGCTCGAGCGGATTTAGCAACGTGCCGACAAGTCCGCCACTCTTCGGCTGGTCGAAAATGATTACCCGGTCGTCGTCCTGAAGTGCAAACTGTAGCTCATCATCAGGCTGCAGCTCTTTGCCGTTAACGTTTATGCGGATATCGCGGTGAAAACTTTCCTGCTCAAGCCATTCTGAAAATACCGTGCCGGTTTTAACTACCGCCCGGTCCTTCGGCATCCCCGGAACGCGCTGAATCTCGATTACCGGCATAGGTGTAAAACTCCACTCTGGTGAATAGCTTCTGAATTGTCCGGATGGCGTCAAACCGGACGTGTCCATTTTCCCCGCGACTGTGCAGCGCACGGCCGTCAACAATCAGGCCGACATGCACAGGCTGGCTGCCAACCCAGGCGACGAAGATCCCGTCATCGGTGAACATGTCAGTACGCCGCCAGAAGACGACATCAGCGTCATAGCACGTCATGAAGTCGCGCCCGGATTCGTAATCCACCGTCTGGTGAATTTCGGTCCCCAGAACATGGCGGTAATAGAGCACCACCAGGCCCCAGCAGTCAGCAGCGTCAAAGCTGCAGGCGCGGTTACTCCAGGGGACGCCTTCCACACGGGATATAAACTCGTCTTTAAGCATTCTGGAGACCCGGATATTCTTCGACGGTGTACAGCCGCCCGACGTTGCGATTGAGAGGGTTAACGCGCGTCAGGCTGCACGTCACGTCTTTATCGTCCATCGAGCAGTCGCTGACGTAGAGTGTCCACGACTTGATGGCAGTCGTCATGTCGGCTGCGTCAAACTGCTGGTACGTCGCCGAGATAGGCGTGATGCGCGAGTAGGCTTTCCACTGCTTGAGCTGTTGCTTGAAGTCCTGCGCCAGACGGCCAAATTTGACGGTGCTGTCGAGGATCGGCGTGTTGCTCTGCTGGCTTTCTGTTAACTCCATGCGGCAAGGCGTGTAGACCTGCCCGCCGAGCGTTTTGGGGAAAATCTGGTTATTAACGAGCCTGATATAGCCAAAGACCGGGCTGTAAAACGTAATGGTTTCGTACAGGATTCGGTTTGGCCTTCGGCTTTGAAATTCTCTGAGTGTCGGCATTATGGCACCTTAGGTAAACTCTCCTGGTCGCGACCGTCAGGATAGCCAGTGACAACGATATCCAGCCAGGATGCCCATGGCGGCGGCAGCTCAATGATAATGTCGTCAAACTCGTCATCTGAGTTGACCAGCTCGCGTGCAACGACATCACCGCTCCACGTGAAAATGGACCCGGACTGTGACCATGACGGCCAGGAGAGAAAGTGCAATTCCTGCACCTCTACGCCGGTGTCTCCGGTCCCGGTACCGAGCTGCATCGTGAACCACTTATTGCAGTTGTCGAGGTAGTTAGGGCTGCGCAACCACTGCATGAATGCCCGGTGCTGGTCCTGTGTGAAGATCCACGTCAACGAGAAAGACGTCTTCAGGTCGTCGGTTAATTTCTGAAATACCGGCGCGCCGACCGTCGGCTGGTCGACGCGAAATCCGGTATCGGTAGTGGGTGATTTCCCTTTCTGGGCCAGCGGCAACCAGTCAGGGTAAGGAATTGGCATGTTATCCCCTTGCTTTGCGTGGTGCCTGGTGATTTTGCTGGATAGCCTGGCCGATGCGCCCACCCTGGCTGATATCGGCAACAATCATATCGATCGTCACTCCATTGCCGTTCTGGGTCGCCTGTGCGTCGACAGTTGCACCGGTATAGTTCTGAATGTTGATAGTGACTGGCACTGAACTACCGCCTGCCCCGGCATTCATCTGCTTGTTGCTGATGACCTTGCCGTTGTCGCCGGGGATCATGTACTGGCTGCCGTTAGATGCTCGGTAGATTTCAGGCATGCCGCCCTCACCTACCTGGTACATAGAACCTGCTGATACCGGTCCGCCATTCTTACGCTTCCCGGCAATACCGCCAGCCATCGCCATAGCAGCAATAAGGGCCGCAATACCAATAGCCGCCGCGCCGCCAAAAGAACCGATTGAGGCGACAGCTGCAGCTGGCGTCCAGACTGCCATAGTTGTCGTGGCCGCCGCGGTGCTTGCCGCAGTGGTTGTCGCTAAACCAGCAGTTTGCGCCGCAGTAGTTGTGGCAATGGCTGAGGTTTGCGCAGCAGCCCCCATCACTGCTGATTTTACCCACTCAACGCCCATCTGAACGAATGTGTTGATGACGCTGTTCAGAACAGTACTACCTATTGACTGGAGAGCTTCTGATGCGCTCATGCTGCCTGTGATAATACCGGTCAGTGCATTGGAAGCATTGTTGCCGAAAGCCTCAAACGCTGCCGATGCGGCCTGAGTGGCAAGATTCTGCTGAGACCACTCATCCCACATCGCTGCATTACGCTGCGTGCGGTACTGTTGCTCTATTGCCGCCCTTGCGGCTTCAGCTTCTCCAATTTTTTGAGGGTAAAGCTGTGCGTAAAGCTGGATATCAGCAATGTCCTTTTGATACTGGCTATCCAAACCTGCAGTTTTACTGGTTTTACCCTGGATGGCGCTAAAGTTACTGGCAGCCTCAGTGCGTGCTTTTTCTGCCTTTGCCTGCTCGCGCAAAGCATTGGCGTTATCCCATGCCTTAGCCGCAAGCTGTCCTGCAAGTATGATCTGATCTTGCGAGGCGCTATTGCCAAGTGATTGCTGTGCATTCAGCACGGCCTGAGCGCGCGATAACTCACCAACACTGGTTGCTGAGAGCTCCGCTTTCTGCCTCAGCTCATCCAGTTTTTGGTTAACCTCCTCCTGAGCCTTAGCGTATTTTTCAGCGTCCTTTTCGGCTTGCGTCTTTTTCTGCCTGCCTGTGCCAGCCACCGCCTTTATCTCTATGGGCTTGGTGTTTGCCGCGGCCTGTGATGCTTTTGTTACAGCGGCCAGATCGCCGACCAACATAGCTGCCTTACTGCTCAACCCTGCCAGCGCTTTGTTTTGCGCCTCCCAGCCATCAAGACCAAGCCATGACCAGGTGCGGGCGCGGCGCGTAAACATTTCTGCAGTGCTATTCAGATCGGAAATCTGCGCATCCGCTGAAATTGCCTTCCCCACCAGCCTATCGAGCGCAGCCGTCAATGAGTCAATAACGGCGACCATGCCAGAGCTTGCGCCAGTAGCCTGGTTAACGGAGTCAATCATCGACAGGAATGAGTTGGTAAGCGCGGTATTGGCCTGAGAAAGCGTACGCGGGAGTTTCTCGAACTCAGCGTTGACTGATCCAGTCTGTTTCTGGATGGCATTCAGCGCATCTTCTGCTGTCAGCTTACCGTCAAGCATGAGCTGACGAAGTTGACCAATACTCACCCCCATACCTGCAGCAATCTGGCGCGCCAGTTCAGGCATTTGTTCAAGAATGGAGTTGAATTCTTCCGCCCTGACAACACCAGACGAGATCGACTGGCCAAACTGGCGAAGCGCATTCGCCATTTCTTCAGAAGAGGAGCCGCCGATACGCCCGATTTTCTGAAGTGTTTCTGTGAGTTGGATGATCTGCCCGTTCGTCGCTCCTGTATCGCGCAACGCCGTGCTGATTGTTTCCCACAGCTTCGCTGTGTCCTGCAATGATCCGCCTGTTGCTGAACTGATACGCATCAGGCTCTGCATTGTCTGCGATGCTACCGCCGCACTGCCAGTCAGTCGCTCAATGCGAGCGTTGAGCTGACTCATGCTGTCAGCAGCTACGAGGAATGCCTTTCCCCAGTCAACAACTAGTGAAGCTGCAATAGCCCCGGCAACGCGGTTAATATTTGTCTGCAGCTCATCCATCTTTTTGGCTGCGGTAGTTGCAGAGTTGCCGATAGAGTCGAGCGACTTATTGGCCTTTCCCTGCGCCTTCAGCAAGCCAGAAACATCGGCCTCGATGTCGTAATAAATCTCGCCTGCTTTTTCAGACATCACTTTTCTCCGGGCATAAAAAAACCCACCTGGAGGCGGGTTAGTTATTTATTATCTCAGGCGGCTTTCTTTGCTAACTTTTCGCGTTCAATCATTTCCTGCCAGCGGCGATCGTCATCGTCCATAACAGCGTCATACTCTTCCCTGGTGAATCCTTTCTGGTCCGGGTACTTGGCATTAAGCATCATGGAAAATTCGGTCATGGTAAGGTTTTCAGCCTCTTCTCTGCTGATCCCGAAATGGTTTCGCGCTGCCATGATGTATTCAGTCGCATGAAACTCCGGTGTAGTATCCTTACTTTCGTGCTTCTGCAGCTTACGAACCTTCGCCCGCCCGATAATGCCATGCATGATCAGAGACTGAGCTATCAGAATAAGGTTCTCCGGCGGCAGCGCGCCGCGGTGCCATATGAATGTACGCCTTCCTGTGCGTGACAGTTCATGCCAACCAGTCAGTTCAGAAACATCCTCATCGCAGCAGGACTGAATGACGTTAATCGCGGATAGCAAAGTTTCACGGAGGAATGCTGCTGAACCTGCCGCCTCAAGCGACCACCGCGGGTATGTTACGTCGCCGAAGTAGTGGGCGTAAAAATTGCGCTGATGCTCTGGTATCGCACTGTGAATTTCTCGCGCTGCCTCAAGCATCTTTGCCACATCGTCATTGAACAGTGCGTAGAAAGTGCGAACGATATGCTCTGGCTCGCCTATTCTCGTCATGTTTCGGAAAGACGGGCGGAAAAAGTACTCACGGCCGCCAGCGCCGATCAGACACTCGCCAATTTCTTTCAAAGGGGTCATATCGGTCTCCATAATCACTATCAAGGGCAGCGCACTGCCCTTTGTAGTGATTACGGTGCGGCAGTAACGGTAACATCGCATGTATCGGTGAAATTGCCGTCTGCGGTAGTAGCCGTAATTGTCGCGGTTCCTGCAGCGACGGCCGTTACCAGGCCAGTTGAGCTGACAGTGGCGATAGACGCCGCTGAAGTCGTCCAGGTGATTGCCTTGTTAGTCGCATCGGTTGGCTGAACTGCACCGCTCAGCTGCTGGGTTGCGCCAACGACCAGAGATGCAGTTGCAGGGGTAACTTCAACGCCAGTGGCCGCGATGGAATCAGCGACTTCAAACACGACAGTGTCGGCGTCGTATACCTTCCACTCGCCGGAGAAGGTGGAAATATCGTTGGTACCGAAATCACCAGACCATGAAGTGGTGTTCATGTAGCCCTGGATGTAGGTGCCGGCGTTCTCACCCGCGAAGTCGAAACGCACCCACAGGTTAGGCTGGCGACCTGCCTGAACTTCGTCAAAGATGTACTTCGACAGACGCCACGCGCCGATCTCGTTATCTTTGTCAGACTTGCGAAACTCCCCTTCGCCGGAGATCGTCAGATCCATGTTGTTGACCAGGTTCTCCACCAGCCCTTTAGCATCATCTGCATCAGAGTTGATGGTATTCATCGAATAGTCGATGCCCTTGGTCGTCATCGCGCCGAGACGCTTCCACTCGGAAAGCGCTGGCACTGTGTCGGGGCAGCCAAAGGCCATGCGTAGCACAGCTACTTTCCCGATCAGCTTGCCAAAATCATTAGCACAGCCTTGCATGTGTACCTCTCAAATAAAAAAGGCCGCCGGATGGCAGCCTGATGGGTTG